CCGTACCAGTAAGGATTGGCGAGGAGGTCAAGTGAATTGTTTCTGCAAGATCAGCAGATACACTCCAGTGATGCAAATTAAGGCGTGCAATATCAAAAAGAAGTGGGCGGGCGCGGAAAAACGCTTCTTTTTTACCCCCAAGTACGGGCACGAATGGGATAAAGGGAATCGAAAGATAAGTTGTCTCTTCAAGCGTATATTTATCTACGTTGCTAGGCTTATTGCGTTTTGTGTAAAGACGGCAGCGCACGCGCTGACCATCAACCGAAGGCTCAACTTCATCAGAAAGCTCAGAGACATCGTTATTTGCAAGATTTACAATGTCATACACGCGCACTGCAGGAATTACTTCCTCAAAAAATTCATTCTCTTCGCTTTGACGACGCACTTCTGTCTTAATTCGCAAATAAGTCGGGAATGCGCCAAAAATGTTTTGCACCCCAATCTGTGCATTGAATACGTCATAGCGGCACTCAAGCACCTGATCCATGCGCATCAGCACGAAATAAGGGCGTGGATTGATGCGACGCTCTTCAGCAGCGCTCAGGCCCTCGGGAAGCTTGGGATACTCAACCCAAATTGCAGAAACACCCCCATCAAGAGCATCTGTAAAGACTTCTTTTGTGAAAGAAGCAAGCGAATGCCCTTCAAGATCAACGTCTTCAAAGAAGTTACTCCACTCCGAAGGTACAACTTCGGGAATAGACACTCCCTTGCGAAGCGCTGTACCAACTACAAGATCTCTTAAATGTGAGTAATAGTTCTGAAAACTGCTTTGTGCGCGTGTTTTGCGCACTTGATAGCTCTTTTGTTCTTCTAAATAATCTTGCGGTAGATATTCGTCAGATGCCTCAAGAAGATAAAACTCAGGAAGAGTACAAAAGCGAATAGGCGCAAGACGCGAAAACTGTTCCGCCTGCTCAATCGAATATGCGTCTACGCCAGATACTTCCTCAAACGCTTCCTCGTATTCAGGAAAACGCCGCTCAAAAGGCTCAGCGATCAAATTATCGGCTGTTGGAACAAGCGAGTTAGGGATGATCGTCACTGCTCTTCAGAGTCTTTTCATGCAGTGTAGCTCTTACAAGCTCAACGCCAACGCGGGCGAGAGAAATGAGCCGTCGCCCGTGGCATTGTCTGCCAAACTAAATAACGCAAGGCGTCACCGGCGTGGGAAAGATCATGCTTGCCGCCTTTTTGAGGGCGATAATTTTCATCGTAACCCCAATTTTCAAGACTTTGCAGTGTTTCTGGGCATGTCGTTGGGTTGACAAGAACGTTTCCAGAATGAATATACATGTTTGCATGTGAAATTGTTTCAGCAACTGGTGGGTTACGGCGCTCTGCAACAACCTTGATACCGGCGCCCCGAAGAATGTCGTGATCGCTTTCCGTCGCGCTGGTACTCGCATGGCTACCGCTGGCATCTGGGTAGCAAGTCACCATTCCATTTGCAAGTTGCCTGGGGAATTTACGCTTGACATGCTCAATTAAATCAAACGTTGTGCGACAGGTGTGCTCTTCAAAGATATGAACCGCCTGCCCCGTGGGCGATGGGCGAACGACGGCGTAGCAGGACTGACTTTTGCCCACGTTGAAGTCGGCGCCGAAAACAATAAGTTCGTTTGCTTCTGGATAAAAAACACTTGTGCAGTGCTTTTGGCGATCAAACTCGTGAAAGACAGTTGCCTGTGCAAGATTAACAAATTCGCCGTTCAAATAAGCTTCAATCAGATTGGCGGGATAAGTGGTTCTCAGGTTTTCAATGAAGCCCGGATCAAGATATGGGTTGTCTGCTGTCTTTGCTTTATACAGCGCTTTCTCGTCTGACGCCTCTCGCACAAACATGTTGTAGAGAGCTTTATGGCCCTCGGGCGTAGATGCAAAGCACAGTTGAGGGCATTTCCCTACACGAACGCGCCCCTGCAGTTTTACAATTGCCGCCTCTGCTGTGTGAGTTGAAACTGTATCAATTTCGTCAACAACCATACTTGCGGCATTAACGCCAATAATTCTATTGTAATTTTCAAATGAGCGCAAAAGAATAGGAGTATCGCCTCTGGATAGCTTTAGTGTAAAGACTGGAAGTGGGCTCGTGCGAAACTCATGCGGAATCCCGTATCTATCAAGCACACTCTGCCATGCAGGAATTGCAACGTCGCGCAGTAGTGGAATCGTCGGCTCAAGAAATAAGTGTGTAAAACCTGGACTGCGAAAGCATAAAAGTATTGACTTTGTGACTGCCGCAAAACTTTTGCCACTACCAAATCCCCCACACAACGCCACCATGCGATGGTCAAAGTCTGTGACGAAATCTTTCTGATGTGGAAGCAGATCGGAAACTATTTTAATTTCACAGGCGGAGTGATCAAATGTATTATTGCCGCGTCGTGCAATTGCACGCAGTTTTGAAGTGTCTTCAAACAGCCCAAGCGATTGCAGCGCAGCTCGATCTGCGTAGCGACTGCTGCGTGCTTTAGCGGGCACTATTTCTTCTTGCGACGGTGTTGATAGCTTATCTTCTTCGAGCTTGTTTTTTCACGTTTGAAGCGACGCTTTTCTACAGGCGTCATCTCCTTGGATGTTTTCGGCGTGTCAGCAGAAACTCTTTTGGATGGGCGGCAGGCTGGATAGCCCTCACGCTTCTCGCCCTTCGAGCGCCCGCAAGGCTTGCCCGTCTTCACGTCCACCCACTCTTCATCGAACCAGCGAGTGAGACCCGACTTGGCTTTTCTAGGCATGACGACGACTCATTTCTCTACACGATAACGCCCACCACGTTTTTTATATTCACGCACTAACCAAGCATTTGCGTAGGCGCTGGGATAGACTTTAAATTTACGTTTCGCAGCGGCTTTTACGCGAGCGTAGAGGGCTTTGTCGACAGGGACATTGCGTGACACGAAGGTTGACGAGCGGCTGAGAAAAGTCTATTCGGCGAAGAAAAGCACATCAGGGATTAAATCAGAATCTTGCAATTCATGAAGCGATTTTTCAGCAATATTGTCAGGGATGAAATTAATAAAAGATTGCTGTTTTTCGCAAGTGATCAATACATATTCAAATTTATTCAATTTTTGAACTAAACGAAACAGGAAGCGTGATTTTTTGTCTAATTTGCTAGCTACTGCAAAGCGTTCAAAGTCTTGAGGGCGCAAATAAATACGCAACAATTCAATAAAGGCTTGTCGATCAAGTGTATTTTTCATGTCATTTCACGAACAGAGTTAATATTATCAAGTTGCTTTTTCGTTGATACGCTTGACAGCTCAACAAAACGTTTGAATTGCTGCAATTCTCTAATATCACGAAGAAGCATATTAATTACATTTAAATGTTCACTTAATTTCTCGTTCAAATCTTGCACTTGTTGCTCAAGATGCTCGATGCGCTCTGTTTTTGACATGACATGCGTGATAACACAGCAAATTTAGCTTGTTGTGCGCAACCTGTCAAGTCTTGATACTTTGTAAATAGTGAGCTGAAATGTGTTTTTGAAAAAATTGAGCAAGTGCTTTCTGTGAAAAGTTGAGGGGGGTGCTTGCGGCTAGAATTGGGTGAGCTAGCGGGTTCGTGGCCCCTAGCTCGTGACCAACTCAATTGCTTCTTGAGCTGATGACAAGCATTGTAGAGACTTGGCGCCCAGTCGCCAATTATGAAGGCGTTTACGAAGTCTCAAATCTAGGAAGAGTTAGGACGCTAGAAAGAAGGGTCAAGTTTTGCAGAGGAAGGACTCGTGTTCAAAAAGAAAAAATTTTGAGTCAAAAGCTTTCAGATAAAGGATATTGCTATGTTGAGTTTTGGAAAAACGGGCATAGAAAAGTAAAGATGGTTGCACGCTTAGTAGCTGAAGCTTTTATTGGGCCTCGCCCGCAGGGTTTATTTGTTCTGCACGGGCCAAACGGCAAAATTGATAATTCAGTGCAAAATCTTTCTTACGGAACAGCTAAAGAAAATAACTACGACAGATTACGTGACGGAACGCTTCCATTGGGTGAAGTGCACGCACTCAGCAAGTTAACAGAAGAAAAAGTCAGACTTATTTTTTACTTCTATAATCTTGGCTGGCATAAGAAAAACATAGCAGCAATGATGGACATTACTTATCAAAACGTTCATGCAGTTTTAATTGGTAAAACTTGGAAGCACATTATTTTACAAAGCTCTCTGGAATAGGAAAAAAAAATAGCGAATTTCCGGTAAAGTAAGCCCCCCTGGCAGGAGAGGCTACCCCCGGTGGGGGCCAGCTGGTGAGGCTGACCCTACCGGCTGCCGGGCTTACCTGGCTGCGATGGCTACGCCGTAGGCTGACGCGTGGGCGTTAAAGAGTTGGGCCCATACGTCGGCGGCTGCCATCGGCTCGGGGATGTCACAGATCAGCCAGCCAGCTTCGGCTACGGGTCGGCTGACTGGCAGGCCGGTGAGCGCTGACAGGCGGGCGGCAAGCTGAGCGGGCGAGGTGATCTCAACGCTTAAGTGCGCCGCTACTGCTGCAATCTCTGGGAGCCAGACTCGACCGTTTGATCGGGCCAGCACTGAGCACAAGCCAGCCCAGAATTGGCTGGAAGCCTGGCGTTCGGGGCTGAGATCGCCATAGGTGGCGGGGTTGATGATCGGGCCAGCTTTGACCTTTGCGGTCGGCTTGGGTTCGGCGGGCTTGGGGCTGCTTAGCTTGCCAGTCCAGCCAAGCTGCTCAAGCGCCGCGCGGTCGCGTTGGGTCAGTTCCTGGGCCAGCTTTTCGGGGGTTGCGGTGCTGCGGCTGGTGGTGCGGGTTGGGTTGGTTTTGGCGCTGGCTTGAAGTGCGGCCAATAGCAAGGTGGCGGGGTCCTGGGCGGCGTTGCGCTTGTTGGGCTCGGGGGCGCTGGCGGTCTTGGTGCGGGTGTTGGTCATCGGTCTGTGATCTGTGGTTGTGTGTCAGGTCTTGCCTGACTTGTTCACAAGTTACAGGAGATCCGGTGACTTTGCAAGCTTTGAATGATAAGGATACTTTATAACTATACTTTTACATTTAACTAACTATAAAGTATAAAGTAACGATTCAATGCAAATACAAATGCTTAGTATTTACCAATTAACTTTATACTTTGCAAATACCTGGAGAATACAAATACATAGCATTTGCTATTTAACATTTAGCAATCGTCAACAAATAATTACATTTAACAAATAGCTGCAATTATAAATAAACAGTACTTGCAAAGTAATAATAACATTTAACAAATACTATCTATTACAAATAAACAGCATTTGCTAATTAACAAATAGCGATTGCAAATAAATAATTACATTTAACAAATAACTATAATTAACAAATACCTGGACATTACAAATAAATACTATTAGCAAATAATTGCAAATAATAAATAATTGCAAATAATAAATCTTTTTTAGTTAATAAATAAATTGCAATAGTTAATAAATAAATATGCGAATAAATAAATATAGTAAATAAATCTTTTAGCTAATAAATAAATAAATGCACAAATAAAATAAACAAGCGCAAGCTATGAATGAATGTCTTTCTTGATTGGATAATGAATGCCATTGTATGAATGATTTTCTTGCATGAATGCCTTTTTCTCCCATAACTGAATCTTGAATGCTTTTTTCTTTCTATCGCCGTTATTTATCAAAAGTGGTGAAATCATAATCCCTGAATGCTCTTTGTATTTAACACGGCGCATAAAATCAAGATCTACAAATTTTTTTATAGATACAATAACTTTTTGATAAGGCTCTTGAATGTCATCCGCTAATTGAGCTGTCGTACATTTTATGAAAACTCTAGTACGTGACAAATTAAGTAAATATCCAAATAACGACAAATCAAACCAAGACAATCCAAGCTTTTTTCTATTGATAATCATGTTTTTATAGATGTCTTTTTGAATGATTTCGGCGGAATAAATCAACTCGGACATAACGGAATCGTTATTGGCTCGTAAAAAAGAACCCTGTCGGTCACTCAAGCAACCTTCAGAAACCACATAAATCCTATCACCAAGATCCCTTGCGCTGGAAGGGATCTCGAAAGTGCTATTAAGAGATATAAGTGACCAATGAATCCGGCCCCACCGGCGAATGAATCCAGTATCTACAAAATAAATCTTTCACAGCTACTCATCAAAATCAGCTTCTTCTAATGCAACAAGTAACTGTTCAACACCTAATGCGCCGCTTTGTAAATTCTTGCCCACTTCAGCAATTTTTGCGGCGCTGTTAAGTATCGACGGAATATCACGAATATCTACGCTGCGCTCATTTTCTAAATACTCATCTAATGTTCTTTGTGATAGCGCAGCTAATTTGGCAGCGTTCGCAGATAAGTTCCGCCCAAGATATTCTTGCTGTAATCTATAAGCTTCTAATCGCTTTTTATGTTCAATCGCTCGTGAATCTTGCTCTACACGTAACTTTTGCTGCAACATATCTATGTCGTAATCACTTGCACGTTGCGCCCAATTATTCTTTTTGCTAATTGCTAGCACTTTGTTATCTTGTAAATTAAATGTATTTGCAATGTATGTTGTTGATCTACCCGATCCACAACTCAAGTAAAACTTAAAAATTTCAAACTCTTTTTCTGTTTCAGAAGTAGCACCTCCTGAACATTTCATATAACTTTTATTTACTAAGACGCGAGAATTCAAAATTGCATCTGCGTCATTAAACGCGAACTGTTCACGTTCGTGATTGCTGTTTAGAGATTCGTCATCTTGATCAAAATTATCTGTATCAAGTAAATCAGACATGAACAGCAGAAATATGCAGGCGACTAAACAATAGCATTGAGAACAGCAATAATCAAATGCTCGTCGTAATGACTCGCATTTGCACGCTCGCAAGCTCGCTCACACATAAATAAAAAAAGAAAGAAATAGCATGGGCGCGACTAATAAATCTTGCCTGAAGCAAAACGTTGAAAATAGTGCGTAGCGCAAATAAATAAACTGCACATAACTACTAGCAGACAATAAAAAACCCCTGCTGCGATTAACAGCAAGGGGCGAGTCATGATAAATTACTTTATTTTGAAATTAACGTTTGCAGCTATAAAGATCAATACCTGCTGATCTATTATCTAATTCAGCAGTTCTTAAACATGCGCGATACTCTAATTCTTTATTGAATTCAGTAGTTGTAAAATCAATTGCTGATGCAAAAACTAAAGGGGCGCCAATAACAATCGCTGTGCAAGCACAAATTTTTGCAAATGCAGAAATGATGTTGTTCATGAGAAATCAAACAGAATAGTTAAGACGTGCAACTTTTGAAACGTAAAAATAAGCTCTACCGTGTTCACTAAACTGATACTCATTTTTCATTTTCTCAGCTTCTTCTCTTGTTTCAAATTCATCAATCGTTTCATGATAACGACCAGCTTGCCTGTTAACAAAATAAGTCATGCGACGTACTCAAAGTGATAAGTAATAGCAATCTTTTCGTTGCTCAAATTATCGTCATAATTTTTCTCATTCATTTGTTTGCAAAAGCTAATTGCTTCAATCAATTTACTGAATTGAACATAAGCAGTGCGTGAAGGAATCTTTCCGTCGTTGTGATGAACGACTTGAAA